CCGAAAGGAGAAAAACCCAAGTCTACATGCTGATTGGCAAGGTACAGGTATGGGTCACGCCCGCTCAGGCACGGATTCTGGAGCCCCTCCGACCGCAGTATCGTTCTCTCGAAGCTATCAAGCCCTCTGCCCTAAGACGCGTGGAAGCAGATATGGCAGAAGAGAGGAAAGCACAGGAGCACCAGGGGGAGGCAAAATGCGACTGATCCCAGTCTACTCTTTAATCGGATTTCTAAAAGACAGCGAGGGCAATATTTTCCGTATGCACAGGGGGCATCTTTATAAGGTGCCCACACGGGTTGTGGGCGGTGAAGAGGTCATAGACTACAATGGAAAGGAACTACGTGTCAAAACGTTGCTCAATCTAGGGAGGAACAGCAGATGAAACTTTATGTCAAACCTACGATGCTTGAGTGCAGACGCCATCCCGGCACGGGGCTTTGGGTGAGGGAAGATGGAGCGGTCTTCCTACCAAAGAGTGGTACGAATCCCGCACACTGGACTTACGGGAGCAGACTCTCTAAGGGTTACATGAGAGTCTATTATCGTGGCGAGCATTATTGCGTGCACCGACTTGTGGCCGAGGCTTTTAACATCCCCAACCCTAACGGGTATCCAACCGTCGATCATATAGACCGCAATCCTAGCAATAATCATGTTAGCAACCTTAGGTGGGCCTCCTACAAGACGCAGGCCGACAACCAGCAAAAGGTAGAGGACAGCCTAGAGAAATACGGTGTACGCTGCTGCGAGGACCATAATGCATATCGGCGGGCGAGACGGGTCAAAGACCCCGAATATGCTGAACGGAACCGTGCTAGTAACCGAGAATACTACGCCAAGAACATCGAGCGTGAACGCGCTAAAAAACGTGCCCACAAGCGAGCACGCCGTGCCGACCCCGAATACGCTGCACGTGAACGGGCTAAAGACCGTGAATACATAGCCGAGCAGAAAGCCCTTGGCAAGCGAAGACGCAGATGCCCGGACGGAAAGCAACATTGGCTAACCGATGCCGAGTTCAACGACCGTTTCGGTCAGCCCCGATTATTTTAGCTAAAAATTCAATTTTTTCAATTTTATTGGATTTAAATAGCATTTAAATCATAAAAATATTATATATTTACCTCGTAATTAATCCCCGAATTACGAGGTTTTCTATGACCGATGAACAGAGACAGCGTAAACTGGAAGCCAACCGTGCCTACAGGGAGCGCCAGAAACTAAAGAAATCTCCCAAGCAACCTATCTTCGAGTCCACTCCCAACCCGGAAGCCGAGGAACGCTGGAAGCGAGTACAGCCCGGCAAGATAGAGCCCCTATCCGAACAACAGCTCTCCGAATACGTGGATTCCCGTGAAAAGGCTCAAGCTGTCCAGGCGGAATCCGTGGCACGCGAGGAGTACATCGACCTTCTCTTCTCAAAGTTTGAACGTTGTACTAATATCCCGCAGTTGCTCCAAGGTATAATCCGTGAGCAGATCGAGACCCGTATCGTCATGACAGACCTCCTTGCAGAAATACTCAAGGGGGTGCAGAAATGATTTATGTTAAGTTGCCCCCATCACCCTTCTACACTGAGGAGGTCACGTCAGTGCAACCTCTAAAGAAACGAAATAAGAGGGCGAAGTAATGGCTACCGACGATTCTTACGAAAATCTTACAGACGGGCAACCCTCCGTGGAAGATTCCGTGAGCGAGCCCAAGAAAAAGGCAGGGAGGCCGAAGGGCAGCGGAGGGCTCTCAAACCTAAAGCCGTTCGACCACGCCCGTTCCCTCGCCGTACAGGCAAAAGCCGCCGAAGCTCGCAAAGCTCGTGCAGAAATGAGGCGCAAGTTGCTCGCAGCCGTCTGCGAGGAAGGCATAGACAAGCACGTGGTCAAGGCACTCAAGGAGGCGAACATAGACCTAATGACTTGCTGCGAAAAGGCCATAAAGATGACGGGTCTCGATTTCGGCAGTTCCGAAGATGCAGTGCAGAAACTCGCCATAGACGCAAAGTCCGAATCTAAGGTCAAGGCTGACTACTCGCTCAACCTCACGTTCACTGATGCCACCAACGAGGGCAAATGAATTTGACCATCCCGCTCCTACCCGTACAGCGGGATTTCTTACGTGCCACGGATAGATTCGTGGCAATCGTGGCTTCTCGCTCGTGTGGCAAGTCCTGGGTAGCCATCCTCGGTGCTCTCCTGGACTTGCTCGCGGGCAAGAATGTCCTTTACCTTGCACAGACCGACGGAGCGTTCTATCGTGGCCCATGGCTACATTTGCAGAACTTCCTTCGTGAGTTCAATCTTATGGATAGGTGGTCTTGGAACGGTCAGCTAAAGGTGGGAAAGCTCGCACTCGGAAACGGAAAGTTCGCGACTTTCTACTACGGCTCCTATGTAGCCTTTGATGCCACAAGCTCAAACTCAAGCGGTCGTGGTGCTTCCGAAATCTCTACCGTCTATCTTGACGAGTTTCAACTCTCAAAGCCCTCTATACTTGCAATCGTAGCTCCGTGCCAACGCGGTAACGATTGCTACGGCAACAAGATTGTACCGAGAATCCGAGCCACGGGAACTCCCGACATGGCGAGCATGTGGCAGATGATGCTTGTTGAACCCGTCAAGTACGGCATCCGCATGCTACGCACGAAGATGTCCGAAAACGTGTTCATGACGGACGAGCAGAGAGACTCTATGGCCTCCGTCATCTACGACGAAAAGCTCCGCAGACAGGAAATAGAGGGCGAGATTCTAATCGGCGATGGTGCAACCAACATAATCTCCATTACGGACTTCCCGAGAATCATACCTCCGTTCTCAGACAAACGAATCTACGCCGGTCTCGACATGGCTCACACGGGTCTTCGTGATGGACACGCCTTTGCCGCAATCCGGGGCAACGAACTCCTCGCATTCCACGAGTTCGGTTTCGCTACCGACGAGGACGTGGCTCACTGGATTCTGAAATTCCAACAGGCGGTTGGCAGGATAGACAACCTAAACGTAGACCTCGCGTGGAGCGAAGGCATCACGCTACTCCTAAAGTATTCTATGCCGGTCAACCAGATTTCGTTCGCAGCCCGACCTCACGACGATTCTGCTTGTATGCAATATGCGAACGAACGTGCCTACGGGTATTTCCGTCTAGCCGAGATGCACAGGGGCGGTCTGTGCGTGGATGTGCATCCCTCACAATGGATAGATGACGGAATCGTGGCGGAGTACAAGCGAGAAATATGCAACACTCATTTCACTATGGATAGGCTAGGTAGATTGCTGATTGAGCCAAAGGACGACATCCGCTTGCGTATCGGTCGATCCCCGGACCCTGCCGATGCCTTGATGCTTGCTTCTATTGCAAGAGAACTGCGTGAGGACCCCGTGATGGCATCCACATCTGCTTCGTTGAGCAAAGCCGAGATTGCCGCGATTATGGAGGACGAATGACGGGAGACCTGTACATAGACTGCGACCTTTTCGTGATTGCCGTGCGTCTGCACCGCAAGCGAAACCTCCCCCCGGAACTGGAGAGGGTATTCGGTGAAATTTTAGTACAAATTATAAGGATGTCAACCTTTTTGCTGCTACGCAATCCTAAATTTTGTACCTACAGAAGCCTCTTCTTGGACTCCGAAACGCAGACAAACTTGCTAGTTCCAGTGCTTGAGGCGCTCAATGGTGCGGACTTACGTAGGAAGCCCGAATCAGTGGTCTTTCTGCTCGTACGAACTACGCAGAACAGGTTGAAGAACCTTGCACGCGACCACACGAGGGCTATCAAGAGGGGAGTAACGGTCATGGCATCCGATGGAGGATTCGACTCCAACTCCCGAGTGCGGGACCTATACGGGGTAGTCCGTACAAACTACAAGAGCGGAAAGGTCTGCTCACAGAATTTTGAACATTAAACCAAAAGGAAACACAATATGTCCAAGGCATACGATAAACTCATGGAAGAGCTGGAAGCCGAACAGAATGCTCCGGCAGAAACCCCCAACACCGAAACCCCGGCTGAAACTCCTGCCGAAACTCCGAAGCCCGAAGAGCACGAGGATGCCCCGAAGCACGAGGAACAGCCCGTGGAACAGCCTGCGGAAACTCCCAATCCCGAGCCTCCCGTAGAAACTCCCAAGAAGCGCCCCTCCGAATACACTCCCGAGGAACGCGCCCATTTCGCATTCCAGCGTCAGTTGGCAAAGGAACGCGAGAAGCACGCCCGTGAACTTGAAGACCTGAAGAAAGGTTGGGAGTCCAAGTTCGAGGAACTCAAGAAGGCAACCAAGCAGCCCGAACCTAAAAAGACCCGCGCCGATTT